GTATTAGCACTAGGAATGTGACTCCTAGTATCGTGGGTTCGAATCCCACTAGTCGCCCGTAAGGCTGTGCTTCCCCATTGCGTACGAATGAATAAGCCTACAATCAATGAGTCTGGGAAGTCGCTTTCATTGGTGCACGGTAAGAGAAGAGAGCGCAGGCACGAGGTGGGCTCTCCATTGTGGACAAGGGATGAGGTTCACTCCTAAGTTTATAGACGCTAACAGCAATTACTACTAATTCAATGAAAATGAAGAGATCTCGGTTCGAATCCGAGCGCCCCGACCAACGGGGTGTAGCTCAATGGTAGAGCGTTACTAGTATAATGCGTCTTGATTAAATGGCATGGCTACTGGGATAGAGATGGGACTGTAAATCCTGTGCAGTATGCTAGCAAGGTTCGATTCCTTGACATGCCACGATAGACCCTAACAGCAATTCAAACCTTCTTCTTTCAAAAGAATCCAAATGGGTCTAGTTCTACGCGGGATGATTGTAATGGTAACATGCCAGCCTCATAAGCTGGGCGATACGGGTTCGAATCCCGTTCCCGCTACTAGAGACACTAACAGCAACACTATTTAATCAATAGGTAACTGGTTCAAATCCAGTATTATCCGCTCGGATAATTAGCTCATTAGGCAGAGCAATTGAAATAAATGTGTCTCGTCTACGGCAGATAGCTCAATAGGTAGAGCATTGGAGTGAAGTCCCAAAGGTCGCAGGTTCGATTCCTGCTCTGTCGGCTCAACAAAACGAAGGGAGTATGCTACTGCCAATTACGAACGTATATAAAGGCAAAGAGCCTGATATACAACGGTGGTATCACAATTCCTCTACAGGTACGGAACAACCTGGTGTCTCGTCCATTGTGGACATGATGCCGAAAGGTGCATTGGTTCCGTGGGCAGCAAGAATGGCAGCCGAATATGTCGTCGGTAATATGGACGAGGTTGCATCAATGCTGGCTGAAAAAGATGGTGAAAAGAAAGCTATTGCTTGGATCAAAGGTGCATCGTCTCGGTATTCCGGGAAGGCAGCAGCAGAAGGTACAGCAGTCCACCATTATACTGAGGGAATTGCGCGAGCCGTAATAGCAAATACCAAACCAAAAGCAGAGCGAATGCCTACGGGCATGATGCCGTATCTCAAGCAATACGTTAAGTTCCTAAAAGAATTCGACGTAGAACCAGTGATGCTTGAGAATGTAGTTTGGGATGATGAGGTTGGATTCGCAGGACGATTCGATATGGTGTGCCGACTGCGGGCAATCGATAATGCACTGGTAATTGTGGACACTAAGTCAGGTGCTTCTGGTGTTTGGGAATCTGTTTCATTGCAACAGACAGCGTATGCATATGCGCCATCGTGGTGGGACGAAGAAACAGACACCATGAAAGAGATGCCTGAAATTGCACGTACATATGCTTTGTGGCTCAGACCTGAGGGATTTGCATTGATTCCGGTTGATTCAACTGAAGCAGAATGGAAGCAATTCAGGAGACTTAGAGAATCACTTGAATGGAAACTCACTCGCGGGAAGAAAGTTATCAAACCCGCAATCAATCGTACACCAATAAAACGACAGAGGAGATGGTAAATGCAATACCTCCTAATCGGTGGTCCTGCACACGGGATGGCTAAGGATATCGAAAATGGTCAAAGTGAGGTAACCGTCTTTGTTCCGTCACCCAGCAATCCAGTTCCTACACCCCACAAATACATTCGAAGAGACGTTCAAGCAGAAACTAAGCCTGGTGTCTTTTATAGTCGAATAGTTTACGTCGCACAGAATGTGTCACCTGATATGGCGACACAAGCATTAGCTCAGATTCTCTTGGGTAATTTTGCCGAGGAATTAGTTCGTCAATACATGGAAGGTGGCACCCAAATTGGTAATACTGAAGAATCAGTCCCTTCCGGAACTGAATCCGAATCCTTGTCAGGAAGTACAGGACGAAGCGGAGACACTCCGTCAGGAATTATCATCGCTAGTCGCTGAAATTCGTGAGTATGCAAAGGGTTTGAAAGCGACTTACGAACCGGATAGTCAGCCCGATCAAATTGCTGATGGCCTACTCGCTCTTGTAAGAGGCGATAGATAATGGCACCGAAGACTTACCCACAACAAATCGCAGATCTGAAAGCAGAACGACAACAGCTTACTGACGAAGTCGAAAAGCTAAGAGGTCAGATTACGCATATCGATAGCCTTAACGAAGAAATCGAAAGACTGCAAGGTGCGCTGGCAGACAGTTCTAAAATAGATAGTCAGGATTTTGTTGGCCTGCAAGCCAAACTGAATGACGCTAATCAAAAAGCAGACGAGCAAGCTGCACGAAATCGCAGACTGACTGACGAGAACTCACGATTGGCTCACGTCAATGGCGGACTGCATAACGGATTAGAAAAGCTGGAACACCTACGAGAGACTTTGGAAACCAAAGACAGAACCATTGCGGATTTGGAAGAAAAGTACAAAGTCTTAACTCAAAATGCACTGAATCGTCAGCGTGGGTTGGCAGAACAAGCCGCAGAAATCACTGCACAGCTAGAAGCACAGTCCGGTCAATTACGTGAACTTAGATTAGCTAAGCAGCGGGACGATAGAATCCTGAATGAAGTACGATCTGCATTAAAGAATGCACCTGATGTAATTTCTTCGCTTAAATACATCGTTGGTATTTAATGTGTACTGTTCCAAGACCGACACGGAAAGAGATGCTAGATAAAGCGTCTAATGCACCGATGGGAAAAAAGTATTGTCCATGTTGTGATAGAACACGGGCAGTTAGTTTCTTCCCAACCCACGGTGGTAAACCAGCAGCGTATTGTAAGCCTTGCGGCAGAGAAATGAATCACAAGGCAAATATTAAAAGAAAATACGGATTGACTCCGGAGCAATACGATTTAATTTATGTAACTCAGGGTGGTAAGTGTGCTATTTGTCAGATAGCAACCGGCAAAACTAAGAAACTTGCAGTAGATCACGATCACAAAACAGGTAAGGTTCGGGGGCTGCTATGTAGTACTTGCAACAGAATGATTCTGGGAACTCTGCGAGACGATATAACAGCTTTACAAAGAGCTATTGATTATTTGATTACACCTCCTGCACAAATAGCATTGGGTGTTGATGTTCCGATAGTTGAAAATCACGTATCATCACACAGACTAAAAAGACCTTTGCCAGATGGAGATCTGCGCAGAATTGTTGATTAAATCATGGAGGAATACCCAGTGACAAGCGAGTCTGAGCGTCAAAATCAAATTGAAGAGGCACTCAAGCACATGGATCCGGAAATGATTGCCAAGTATGGCAATCCTTTGGACCCAACAGATCCCAGACATTGGCAGCCGACACTCAGAGGTGAGCGCGGAGTCTCTCTAGCTGATCGAGTAAGATTGCTGGAAATCGATATGGAATTGCAGCAATTGTCAGTGAGTAAGATCGCTAATCTGGTAATGCACCACGAGGAAGCGGAATTGAGACGATCCTTTAAGGAGGATCCACAAGGTACCATTGATCGTGTTGCGAAGATGTTTGAGGACATGCCAACCGCGCGCGGTGCCAATGGTGAAAGTGGTCCGGCATATGCTGGGTCTACACAGGGATTGAGGCCGACCGATTTAGTCGAGACTCCACAAGGAGTAATTCGAGCAGATCAGATTCCTGGGTACCGTGATGATCCTGATTGGAGACCTAGTCCCGATTGGGCAGATGCTAATTGCATGTGTCCAGTTCACAAAGCGACTCGTGCGGCAGCGGCAAAGGATAACAGATTCCAATTGCCTGGTGATGATGATGGTCGCGGAGGAATGTACATTTAAAGAGTTGGGGTCCGGCTGGATAAGCCGTGGCCCCTTTCTTTATACCCTGAAAGGATCTTGATGGACCGTTTTAGCACTAAGCCAGTTCTAAAACCCTTACGTACCAAGCTTTTGTGGGTGGGTGTAGACCTAGATGGAACATTGGCCGAACCATTATGGACACCCGAGAATCCTACTTCCGAGATAGGAGATCCTATCCCAGAAAGCTTGGATAAGATCAATGAATTGGTGGAAGCTGGATTCAAGATCATCATTCATACCTCTCGACCATGGACAGATTATCAAATCATTGAACAATGGCTGACTCATTATGAGATTCCATACAAGGAAATTCAGTGCGGTAAGCCATTGTATGCGGCGTATATTGATGACCGTGCAATACACGCTGAAGAGTGGAGCTGGTTGCCCAATGGATGACGACATTCTATTCTGTTACTGTGCACATCGAAAGAATCAACACCAATTGTTTAAGGGCAGTTGCGACAACTGTAATTGTAAGCAATTCGCATTAGATATGTCCGACGACAGTCCTAATATGGAATTGACAGCACAGACTACACAATGGAAAGAGCCGGAACGATTCCCTGATAAGGAAGGCTGGTTAGTGGACAAAGAGAAACCAGAATCTCTAAGATCCTCAGTACTTAATGAGGCAGAGGAATTGGTAACAGGAGATCGTAACAATACCTATGGCGAACCTCATCAGGACTTTGCCAGAACTGCCGGTGCATTGACATCGTTTGGATATCGCGGACCTGATGGTCGAGACATTCAAGCGCATGATATAGCAATCATCATCGGCGTAGTAAAAATGAGTCGTCTAATGTGGACGCCAACAAAGCGAGATAGCTGGGTGGATCTCGCAGGATATGCAGCTTGCGGTTATGAGGCAGCAGAACTCACCCTAAATACCGAAAAGAAAGAGGTCTAATGGTAGCTCGTACTGCGGCAAAGCCAGTCGCGAAAACCGCCGCAAAGCCTGCGGCTGCAACACGTGCCAGAACTTCAAAGCCAGTTGAAGTCGATGAGGATATTGACCTATTGGCCGGTATGAATACCGAAGTAAATACTCCTGACGAAGACGACGATGATGACTTCGATTTGTTATCGGATATGTCAGAGTCGGATGCGCAGGCTTGGATGCCATGGGACGATGAAGATCAGCCTAATGCAATTCAGGGTAAGGTAGTTCATGTCGGAACTGTACAGCAGGATGCAAAGTACGGTGGCGACGATGTTCCTTATGTGGAATTGCAGGACAAGACAGACCCGGATTTGGTCTGGGGAATTCGTGGCTACTCAACGGTTCTAGGCAATCAATTAGAACGTGAAATTGATAACGGTCTTACTTCGGGCGACATTCTTGCGGTCGCATTCCTAGGAATCAAGCAAAACCGTAAGGGTGACAACGAATACAAGAACTTTGCAGTCAAGTCTAAGCACGTAGGACACTAAAATGACATTGAAGGTAACTCCTCCTAAGGCAGTCGGACGATACGCTTTACTGGTTGAATACGATAACAGTAATGCATTCTTCAAGACATACGACGATTTAGGTTCCGCTAAAAATTCATTCCATTATAGACGATATTACGGAATGACAGTGGGATATATTCTTGAGAATGTGGATGGAGATTGGTACGCACTGTACAAAATCACTCCCGAAAATGTAAAGGATCACGCGCCATGGCAGAAGGAAACTACTTCAGGTGGATGGCGCAGTTCCTATACAATTTGGCGTGCTAAGCCAATGACTCGTGACGAATACGCAGAATGGCGAGTAGCTGTAGAGCGTGAAAGAATTCAAGAGCGTTCCGATAAGACAGAATCTTTTCTTACTCGGAGTTTAAACAACTGAATAAGTAAGTAGCGCCGATGGGGCGCAGTAAACAAATCACTGTCCTATCAGGACAATACACAAAGGAGTTTCAACATGGCACGCAGAGCAGCAGTAGCAGCAAAGCCGGACGCAACACCGCGCGAAGTTCGTACGTGGCTACTTGAGCAGGAGGAATTGCCGGAGGGCGTAACCGTGGGAGCACGCGGCCGTCTTTCAACAGCAGCAAAGGATTATTTCACAGCCCAGACGGGTCAAGGAATTGTAGTAGCTGAGGCACCTGCCGCCGAGTAATTCGGCTAGATTAGATTGGGGGTCGGTTTCCTTGGCTGGAAATCGGCCCCCTTTTCTTGTCTAAAAGGAGGTGAAATAAATGGTTCAACCAACTAATTTACAATGGAGGCAAGTAGAAGGACTAAAGATGCTTAGGCAGTGTGTAATCTGTCCAACGTGTGGATCAATGGTAACTACTGAAGCGGGAATCAATGCACAT